TCTTTATATTTGTACCAGGGAATGCACCCATTTTTGTTCATTTCCCATTCCTGAATCAGTCGCACATAATTGGTGTCGGTATCATTAATTAGAAAGTCTTCGGGCACAAGCATTACTTCAACCACTTTTTGCAAGTCCTTCAGATTCCATCCTGAATCGATCGCAACAGCTCCGATAATAGCTTCAAACAAATCTTCTTTTACAGAATCTTCTTGGTTGATATTATTCTGTATATCGCCCTTCCCCATAATAAGATGTTCGGAAAAACCAAGTTCATCCATTCGGCGAGCCAATGCTTTTTTATTCACCATTCGACTTTTGATTTTAGATAGGTCATCTTCGTCATAGTCACAGCCGAAACTATTTACTGCCGGCGCTTCGTAACCCTCTTGATTACGTTTGAATTCTTGTTCCCAAGCAGAAAGCTTTGTTCCGTCAACCGGATCCCCATTTGCTAAATGCCCGTACTTCTGAATAAGCAGTTTAACAATCACAAAATCAAGTGCCTTGTCTCCAATAAACTCGAGCACCTCATTGTTTTCACCGCCGTTCTCTGCGGTATATGAGCGACGAGTGAAAGCTTGCTGCAACAAATCAAGGTTTTTAAAATCATACCCGATTTGCTCCTGTACCATTTTCCATACTAATTCTTTTTTCATAACAAAAAATCCTTTCGGTAATATATCACCAAAAGGCATAATAAGAGCCCGACAGAAACACTTTTCCTGCGAGAAAGGGAAAGATACCACCGGACATACAGCATTAAATATAATTCTTTGTTTCCGTTTGTTTACTCGGGTTCACTTTCATAAACGAGAATAAACACTAAGATACAATGTCTCAAATTTAATGTATTATGCCTTAAATAACATAATTATACCACTGTCGCCCAAATAACGCAACTGTTTTAATGAAAATTTCTTGCGTATGAAAATGCTACTAATAAGAGTAACAAAGCGTAAAGCGTTGTTACTCTTATTTTTTTATCGAAAAACGGAGGTGAAAAGACCATGAGCAACAAATATTTGGGGCCTGCGGATCGGCAGCTGATTGCGGAGAAGTGGGCCGCTTATGCGTCGGTGCGGGAGATCGCGGGCCTGGTAGGTGTGGCACCTAAAACCATTTACGAGGAATTGAGGCGCGGGAGCAACGGCACCCTGGACAAGAATAGCCGCAAGGCATACAACCCGGAGCTGGCCCAGCGTCGTTTCCAGGAAAGCCTCCGACGGCGCGGCAAGCCCCTGAACAGAACGCGGGCGGCCAATGAATGAGTGACCCCACCGCCATGGAGGCGGATAAAACAAAGGAGGAAATGACAATGGCAACCATCATCAAGCAGACGAAAGAGGAAATCAACTGGGCGGAGATTGCCAGGGCCAGAGAAATGGGCGTACTGGACAAGCTCCTGGCGGAGCGGGATGTGATCCGCTTCTACCTGCGGAGCGGCACCGAGGTGGCCGTCATGGTGGAAAAGGTGGAGCCGGGCCGGGCCTGGATGGGATTTGTGGACGGCGTGGCCGAGCGGCCTATGTATAACCGCCTAAAGCGTCCTGTGTCCTGGAAAGAGAGCGACGCCCGGAAATGGTGCAACACCGATCTGGTCCAGGATCTCCCGGAGGATCTGGTGTCCATCATCACCCCCCGCACCATCCGCCAGACCATCAAAGGCGAGGAGCTGGTGACCACGGATCTGCTGTGGCTGCACAGCGCAACAGAATTTTTCGGGCGCAAGCCGTGGGCAGATGGGGACGATCCAACAGAGGAGCAGCTGCCAGTCTACAAGACCGAGCGGGACCGCGTGAAAATGTGGAACGGGCAGACATGGCCGCATTACACCCGTTCCGCCGATTCCGGCGGCAGCAACTATTTCTGCCGTGTCTACACGGACGGCACGCCCAACAACAACGACGCGGACAGTTCATGGGCGCTGGCCCCCGGCTTTTGGATCTAATCGGCGGAGCGTATCAACGGAAATCCCGCCCCCGCAAGGGGCGGAGAAAGGAGCCGGACATGGCAAAGAGAAAGGAAATCAAGTGGCGGCGGGAGGGCCGCGGCACCATGACCGGGCGCCAGGACGGGATCATTTTTCGGATTTATCACGCCTGGGACATGCCGGAACGAGAACACACCGTAAGCTGCCACGACACAAAGGGGAACGGGAAAACGATCAACACGGCGGGGTATAGGAAATTCACCTGGGAGGAGGCTGTGGAGTTCTGCCAGGCAATCGTGGCCGGAGAGATCAACCTGGAGGCCCTGCGGGCGGAGTTTGCCACAGAGGACGCGAAAAGGGAGCGGAGGGCGATCCAGCAGGCTGTGGCAGAGGCCAAGGAGTTCCGGGGCCACCTGGAGCGGGCGGGAATTTCATACACCACCCTGCTGGAACTGGAGGCGCTGCGGGCGAACCTGGGGAGCCTGGGCCACAATGCACTCCTGGGATTTGAGCGTGGGGAGGGCTGGCCGGATGGGACCTGACGGGAAAGACACCGCCCAGGCGGCGGTCTACATAGACGGCCAGCCGGTGCAATACGCCGGAGAAATCACCCTGCCGGAGCAAGTGGAGCGCCCGGCGCCGCCGCTCCTTTCGTCAATGGGCCTCACGATGGAACAGGCCAGAAAGGTGGCCGAGGCCATGGCAGAGGGTTTCCGCGCTATCTGCATAGAGATAGAGGAGGCCGCGGCGGCTGTGACAAAGATATGGGGAGCCATCCAGGCGGCGGAGGAGTTCCGCAAGGCCCTGCGGTGGGCGGAGGCGGTCAACAGGCCGCTGGCCGCCCGCTACCACCGCACCAAAAAGAAGCGGATCCGCAAGAAGTACGCCAAGCGGATCCTGGCCTGGTATCGGGAGGAGATCCTGTAATGCTGCGACTAAAAGCGAATAAAACCGCCCTGTACAAGCTGGTGGCGGATTATGTGGACAACCTCCCGCCCATGCGGAGCGGGACAGAGTTCATTAAATACCCGCGCACACCGGACTACGCCCTGAACTGGATCACCCCGGAATGGAACACGGCCCACGCCTTTTTCTCCACCTGTATGGGCCGCCCCCTCCTATCCATTGAGATCCGGGACGGAGAAACCGGAAAGGCGGCGAGCCGCACCACCTATTCCCTGACCATCCGGGATCTCCGGGAGCGGGGCATGGTGGAGGAGTTCGTGACGGCGGCGGAGCGCCGGCGGATAGAAAGGAGTGCCGACAATGGCGGACTTTCTCCCGCTACCTGAAAAGGAATACAGCGTAATTTATGCGGATCCCCCATGGGAGTACCGCCAGCACGGGACCACGGAAAAGAGCCGGGGCACGGCGCTGAAACAGTACCCAACCATGACCACCGCGGATATATGCAATCTGCCGGTGCGGAAAATCTGCGGGGGGGGGCAGTCTGTTTTCTATGGGCGACTTTCCCAAACATTGCCGAGGGGATCAGGGTCCTGGAGGCGTGGGGGTTTCAGTACAAGACCGCGGCCTTTGTGTGGGTGAAGAAAAACGCCAAGAGCGGCACCAACTTTTGGGGCATGGGCGCCTACACCCGCGCCAATGCGGAGGTGTGCCTGCTGGGTGTTTCACCTGGGTTTAAGGCAAAGGAGAGGATCCGCAGCCACAAGGTACACCAGATCATTGAGGCCCCGTTTGAGGGGCACAGCAAAAAGCCGGACGAAACCCGCCGGCGGATCGTGGAGCTGCTGGGGGATGTGCCCCGCCTGGAAATGTTCGCCCGCCAGAGGGCGGAGGGCTGGGACGCCTGGGGAAATGAAGCGCCGGAAGATATGCAAGGAGGATCGTAATGCCGTATATATTCAGGGTCATTAAAGTGGGACAGAAAGCCGACGCACCGCATGGAGCGCGGCTAAATACAACCTGGAAGAACGACAAGCAGAAGCAGATTTTTGAAGCGGTGGAAGATTGCATTTTAGACACCGCAAAGCGCCTGAAAGCGGGAGAGCCTGTCAATGCGGATGGACTTCAAGCCTTATTTGATGGGGTGCGGATCATTCACCACATGCGGAACATGGACCGGGAGGCATTACGGGATATGATCCAGTTTTCAAACAAGGAGGAGGACGCATGAGCAAAGAAAGAGGACGGCCCGCCCGCCTGGAGGTGGGGATGGAAGTTGTCCGGATCCCGCAATCCCTCTATGAAGCAGACAGAAAAGGAAAGGGTGAACGCAGGCCCATGCGGGGCCGTGTCGTGTATATCCACCCGCGGGGCCTGTTCCATACAGTGGAATTTCAGACACGCGGCGGAACGGTAAAGGAGAGTTTTCAGGGGATGGAGGTATAGCCATGAATTTTTTGGAAATGAACGGACTGCAAACGGCGCAGACCCATTTCAAGGACATTTTTCGGGACAACATCCACCGGGACTATGCGGACGCCATGCTGGACTGGCTGGAGCGGGAAACGGACTTTTTCACGGCCCCGTCCTCCACGAAGTACCACGGGGCACACCCCGGCGGCCTGCTTGTACATAGCCTGAATGTGTATTACCGCCTGCGGGATATTGCAATCCGCGATTTGGCGGACAAGGAGGATCCGGGAAAACGCCGCCTTTCGGAAGAACAGGAGGAAACGGTGGCGATCATTGCCCTGCTGCATGATGTGTGCAAGGTGGAGTGCTACCGTCTGGAAACGAAGCGGAGGAAGAACCCGGAAACTGGCCGCTGGGAGGATTACGAGGGATATACATACAAGGACCCCATGCCGCTGGGGCATGGAGAGAAAAGCCTGTACCTGATCCAGCGACACATGGACCTGCTGCCGGAGGAGGCCCTGGCGATCCGGTGGCACATGGGCGCCTATGACAACGCAGCAAAAGCGGACCAACGCGCACTTTCTGCGGCCATGGTGGCCTCCCCGTGGGTTTGGAGACTGCAAGAGGCAGACATGTGCGCCGCGTGGATCGACGAACGGGAGACACAGGAATGAAAAAGACCTTGTGCAAACCATGTGCCATTGCCCTGGAGGAAAAGGGAAAGACGGTAAAACCCGCCGGCGGGCGGTGCGAGGAAATCACATGCGCAGAGTGTGGCCGCCGTCGTTTCGGTATCGCTTATGAGGTGACCGGCTGGCCGCGCCGCGTGAAAAAGGAGGACAAGCAGACATGAGCCAGAGAAAGGCCAAGGAATACCGCCAGGCCATGGAGCAGTACCGGGGCGTGGCGGAAGATGTGGACGATCTGAAACGCCGGATCGGAGCCATGGAAGCCCGCCACCGCCGGGAGGACCAGATGGAGGAGATCCGCCGCAGGCAGGCCAGACGGGAGGCAGAGAGGCGGGCCGCCATCAGAGAGGAACAACGGGAATGTATGCGGAGGGCCAACGCAGAGAAGCGGCGGCGGAAGATTGCCAGACAGCGGATCGCCGTCCTGATCATTGGGGCGCTGGTGGTGATCCTGCTGGCGGCGCTGATCATCAAGGAAATGCTGACGGACACCGCAGCGGCAGAGGAGCCGGAGATCATGAACGCCTCCCCCGTCACCGTTCTGACGCCATCCAATGCCCTGTGGAATGGTGAGGGCGAGGACCCGATGGAGGCGGAGAAGATCGAGGAGGCCCTGCTGGCCTCCGGGTATTTCTCCCTGGCGGTGCCCATGAGCTACGAATACCAGGACTATATGCGGACCTACTGCGCGGAATATAAGTGCCCCTATCCCTTGGCCCTGGCCGTTGCGGAAACAGAAACCAATTTTGATATGGAGGCCGTGGGCGCCGCTGGTGAGGTGGGGATCATGCAGTTAAACCCAGGGCCGAGCGGGTCCTATCACGCGGAGCTGGAGGAGGCCACCGGGATGGACCCCGCCACCCCATCCGGGAATATCGCTGCCGGGTGCTACCTGCTGGGAAAGTACATGGAGGATTATGGGGACCCGCACAAGGCCGCCATGGCCTACAACATGGGAGTGTCCGGGGCGAGAAACGCCTGGGAGGCTGGGATCACATCCACAGAATACTCCACAGCCGTGGTGGAGGCCATGGAGCGGTGGGAGGTCACGGTGAACGCATGGAATGGGATTTGAGCCGGGAGGCAACGCACAACGCGGCGGCCAGGAGGGCAAGGATCCACCGCTGGCGAGTTCCTGGCCGCTCCAGGGTGGTCCACCCTGCCCACGGATCCGTGGTGGTCCCACACGCCTCTAATCTGGCGGCGATCATGAACGCGGCGGAGGTGTGGGGCTGCGACTGGGCGGAGATCCTGGACGCGCAGGTGTGGGCGGCGGCGGGGGAAAAGGCGGTCCCCATGCCTACATTATATAAATAAAGGAGGCGCAGAAATGCTGATCAATGAAAGCGGCCTGGTGCGCTGTATCAAGCGGGCCTATAAATCTGCCGGGTATGCGGTGGCCGCAGAGGGCGATTGCATGACGATCTACACAGAACAATGGTACATCCAGTGCAAGCGGGCGGCCATTCCCCGCAAGGTGCTGGCCACTATCGTGGAACACATGGGGATGATCCCGGACACGGAGCCTGTGTCCATCGTAAAGGACGGAGAGCCGCAGCTAATTATGCCAGATGTGGCGGCGGATGAAATAGCGCACTGGAGGACCGGGGAGCGCACTGACGCGGTGACCATGGCAACGGTGATCATGCAGGGCTACCAGATTTTCCAGCCGGATGGTGGCGGGGCCTGCTACGGGGTGAGCCTGCTTGACCTGGCGATCATGGAGCGGGACATGGTGGAGCATGGAGCCGCTGCTGTGATCGACGGGGACCGCCTGCTGTGGCACGGGGACACCGAGGTGGTGGCCATGAACGCAGTAAGAAAGGCCCGGTCAAGCTGGGCCAAGGAATGGGAGCGGGCCGTGTGGAACGCCCTGGAGGGCGTGGATCTGCACAAAGAGGAGGCATGATCATGGGAAAGACGAATTTTGAACGGATCACTGCCTCCCCGGAGGCACTGGCCGCTTTCCTGGCCTCCCTCCCCTGCCTGGACGCGCCATGGGATGACGCTTTCCACCGTCATTTCTGCGACAACTGCCCCATGGAGGACTGCCCCAAGGTATGCCCCAACGAGGAAAAAAGAAACAGCCCCGCGTGGTGGCTGGGGCTGGAGGTATCAGAGTAATGGAAGTAAATGTAAACATGAGCGCCGAGGAGTTCCTGGAGTTCATGGACTGGAAAAGGGACCGAGAGCAATACAACAATGAAATGGCCGCCAGGGCCGAGAAAATGGAACTGCTGGCCAAGAAAACATGCTGGGCCATAGAGAAAGACCCGAAGCGGCCCGGAAAGGTCAAGATCGTGGATCAGGAACACGCGGCGGAGCTGCTGGAGCTGGCCAATGATTACCTATCATAAAAAGAAAACCACCTGCGCCCGGTGCTGACAACACGGCGCAGGTGGACAGATACGAGGCGGCGCGGAGGCCGTCCTGGATAGTTGCATTATAGCATACTCCCGGACGGCCTGCAAGCCGCAAAATTCAACGGGGCCGCGGCCCCGTATAGCTCCGGTAAGAGCTATTAGTAAAGTGACCAGCAGGCCCAAAGGAGGAGTATAGCATGGCCTATGTCCATAGACGGGTAAAGGCTGGCCGCACAATCGAACACAGGAAAATGCAATCATACCGGATCCACACCAAGGGGGTCCAGAGGGGACCGAACCATGGGACCACATCGGAGAAGCAGGCCAAGGTCAACGAACGGGTGGCGGAGGAACACCTGCGCTGGGATCTCAACGCGAATTTTGATCACCGGGACCTCCACGCCGTCCTGCACTACTACACCAAGGACACCACTTTCCCGGAGATACTGGCGGACAAGGCCGCTTTTCTGGCCAACCTGCGGAAAGCCTGCCGTAAGCGCGGGATCAAGTACAAGGCAGTGGTGGTGATAGAAACCAAGCGGATGACAAACCCGCACATTCATGTGGTAATAACGCGCATGGACCCGGAGATCATCACCGAGGCATGGGAGAGCGTACCAAGGGGCGGTGGGGGTATCAGTTTCAAGCCACTGGACCGCCGAGGGAACCATGAGAAGCTGGCGCATTACCTGGTCAAAGAAAGCAGATCTACCATGGAGAAGTACAGGGAGCTGGGGAAACGGGGAAAGCGGTACAGCAAGACCCAAAACATGGACAAGCCTGTGATTACATACACCCCCGTGTCTGCCTCCTCCTGGAGAAAGGAGCCAAGGGCCAGCAAGGGCGCCGTGCTGTACAAGTTCGATGACGGATCCACCACCCGGAGCGGGTGGCACGAGATCAGCGGCTACCCATACCAGGAATATTTCGAGGTTTTCAACGAATAGGAGGACAAGCCAATGAAAATTTACATAGCGGGAAAGATTGCCGGGGATCGGCGCTATCGGGCCAAGTTCCGGGAGGCAGCTAAGACCCTGGAGGCGGCGGGCCATGTAGTCCTAAACCCTGCCACCCTGCCGGACGGCCTGACCGACGGGGACTATATGCGTCGTGCTGGCAATGCTGGAGGCGTCGGACCTGGCCGTGTTCCTCCCGGACTACCAGGAGAGCCGGGGCGCCATGGTGGAATGGGCCTGGTGCCAGCGGACCGGGAAAGAGTGCGCCCTGTATTTGGAAATGACAGGCGGGAGAACAAAGTGAAAGACTTTGCGGAAGCATACAAGGCGGCCCACGCCAAAGCGCGAGAATACACGGGAGCAAAAAGGGCCGGATGGGCAGAGCCGGGGAAACGGACGCGGGAAAATCACGCAATACTAATCCCACGCCAGGAGGCTGTGGACACGGCAAACAACCTGGCAACGGCAATCTACGCCAAGGAGGTATATATAACCTGGGCCATGAACCTGCGGGGCTTTATGGTGCAGCTGGCCACGGGAGAACACGACGCCGTGACATGCCGGGAATGTGGTGGCATTTTCCGCGCTGGGTGGATGAATGGGAAATGCCCATACTGTGAGGCGAAGCAGGCGGCCACCAGCTATGTGGACGGCATGAGAGAGGCGGCAGGAAAATGAGCAAGGCGCAGATCAGCATGTGGGAGGAAAAGATCGTGGACAGTTTCGCCGGCGGCGGCGGAGCCTCCACAGGGATTGAGCTGGCCACGGGCCGAGTGGTGGACATAGCGATAAACCATGACCCAGACGCCATTCTCATGCACAAGACCAATCACCCGCACACCGTCCACTATCAAGCCAGCGTGTGGGATGTGGACCCGCTCGAAGTTACAGGAGGCAGTCCGGTGGGACTGCTGTGGGCCTCTCCTGACTGCAAGCATTTCAGCAAGGCAAAGGGCGGAAAACCCGTGGACAAGCGGATCCGTGGGCTGGCCTGGATCGTCCTGCGGTGGGCTGGAACAGTCCGGCCCCGCGTGATCATCCTGGAGAATGTCGAGGAGTTCCAAACATGGGGGCCAGTGCGACACGGACACCCGATAAAGGCAAAGACAGGGCAGACATTCAGGCGGTTTATTGAACAACTGGAGGGCCTGGACTATGCCGTGGAGTGGCGGGAGCTGGTGGCAGCGGACTATGGAGCGCCCACAACACGAAAGCGGTTTTTTCTGATCGCAAGATGTGACGGGAGGCCCATTGTGTGGCCGGAGCCTACACACGCGCCAGCGAAAAGCCCGGAGGTGCTGGCCGGGAAGAAATTGCCCTGGAGGAGCGCGGCGGAAATCATAGACTGGAGCCTGCCATGCCCATCAATTTTTGATACACGGGAGGAAATCCGGGAGAAATACGGCCTTTCCGCCCAGCGGCCACTCCGGCCCAACACCATGCGCAGAGTGGCAAGAGGCGTGGACAAGTTTGTGATCAAGGCCGCGGATCCGTTCATCGTGCCGATGGGCTACGGGGAGCGGGACGGGCAGGCCCCGCGGGTCCATAACATCGAGGACCCGGCACCCACGGCGGTGGGAAAAGGAAAACATGGAATTTGCCAGCCGTACATGGTGCAGGTAAATCACCGTGGAGATTTCAGAGGGCAAACGATGGAAGATCCGCTCCAAACAATTACGGCAAAGCATGGGTATGGAGTGGCAAGCCCGGCCATGGCACCGTGGACGGTGACGAACACCACCAACTCAACGGGCCACCCGGTCAATGAGCCGATAGACACGGCACGAACCGGCGGAGGAGGCGGGCAAATGTTTTTGGGGGCCTCCCTGATCCAGTACCACACGGAACAGTCCGAGCATGTGAGAGGCCAGGAGATCACAGGGCCGATTATGACCATTGACGCCGCCAACCGCTACGGATTAACGGCGGCAAGCCTGGTCAAATACTACGGGAGTGCCCAGCACGGACAGAACATCCAGGACCCGCTCCACACGGTAATGGCAAAGGACCGGGAGGGGCTGACAACTGCCCACCTGGTCAAGATGAAAGGCACAAACCTGGGAGGACCGGCCACGGAGCCGGTGCAGACCATCACCGCCGGCGGAGGCCACCATGGTGTGATCACAACGCAGATCACCAGAGCGGAGCCGGGGGCGGATCTCCGACACTGGCCGGAGATCCGGGAACTGCTGAATACATATTGCGGCTATGACCTGGGGCTGGAGGATGTGATCCTGCTCCAGATCGGCGGTGCATGGTATTTCATGGCGGACATTGGCCTGCGTATGCTGACGCCGCGGGAACTGTACCGGGCCAACGGTTTCCCGGATGATTACAAGATCGAGCGGGACTATACAGGGCAGACCTACGGAAAAAGCAAGCAGGTGGCCAGGTGCGGAAATGCGGTGCCACCTCCCTTTGCCACGGCCCTGGTGCGGGCAAACCTGCCGGAATGGTGCGCGGGGGTGGAGATCAGTACCATGGAGGAGCTGGAAAGGGCGGTGGCCGTGTAATGCTGGAAATCGTCCCAATGACATTACGGGAGGCCAACGCATTTGTGGAGCAAAACCACCGCCATCATGGGCCTGTGGTGGGGCACAAATTCTCCATAGGGATTTCAGATGGGGAGAAAATCGTGGGTGTGGCCATTGTGGGGCGCCCGGTGTCGCGCCACCTGGACGATGGATGGACCCTGGAGGTAAACCGCCTTTGCACGGATGGGAGCCGCAACGCATGTTCTGCGCTTTACGCAGCGGCGTGGAGAGCGGCCAGGGCAATGGGATATAAGCGACTGGTGACCTACATCCTGGAGAGCGAAACCGGCACAAGCCTGCGGGCAGCTGGGTGGAAATGCGTGGGACAGGCCGGAGGACTGCGCTGGACCGGGCGACGGCGCCCGGAGGTGGATTTGTACCCGGCGCAAATGAAAATCAGATTTGAAAAGACGGCGAAATGAGGTAGAAGCCATGCAGAACAAAAAGAATATGCGCCGGATCAGCGTCCTGGTGACCGCGCAGACGGCCTATAACCTGGACAAACTGGCGGCCATGTGCGGCTACCGGGAGCGGGGCCATGTGATCGACAAGCTGGTGCGAGAAAAAATGCTACAACTGAACGGAGGAAAGCGACATGAACAAGACGAAAATTGACTGGGCCACCATGAGCTGGAACCCTGTAACCGGGTGCCGCCATGGGTGCCCCTACTGCTACGCCAGGAGAACCGCCCACCGCTTTGACGCTGGGCGTGCGGATCCTGCCCCGCTGGCTAATGGCCTCCATGTCCTGGAGCGCAAGATCAAGGCCACACCGTACCCCTATGGATTTGAGCCAACACTGCACCGCTACCGGATGAACCAGCCGGAACGCCAGGAGGAGCCGCAAACGGTTTTTGTGTGCAGCATGGCGGATCTTTTTGGCCGCTGGGTGCCAACATCCTGGATCGTGGAGGTGCTGGACGCCTGCCAACGCGCTCCGCAGCACCGCTATTTGTTCCTGACAAAGAACCCGGCCAGATACCTGGAACTGGATCACATGGCACTCCTACCCCATGCGGAAAACTTTTGGTATGGATCCACGGTGGCAAATGAGGACGCAGCGGCCATGTACACCATGCAGGGCGTGGCAATCAACAGTTTTTGGTCCATGGAGCCGCTGCTGGGGCCGGTGGACATGAGCGCGGCGGAGGGGCTGCCCCAATGGGTGATCCTGGGGGCAGAAACCGGGAACCGGGCGGACAAGGTGACACCACGGCGGGAGTGGGTGGACCAGATCACACAGTTTTGTGCAGAAAATGAGATCCCAGTGTTTTTCAAGGAAAACCTGCGGGAACATTTCAACGACTTGCCCGCCTCCGCTTTCCCGTGGGATAACAAGGCGGGCGCAGCAGAGTGGGCCGCTCATTACATGGGGCGCTTTGAAAGGCAGGTGTGAACTGTGGACAAAATCGAAATAGGCTACACCGTGGAGAAAGAGCGGTGGATGGAGGCGGCGGAAAATCTGCATGAGTTTGGGCAGGCCATGGCGCGGAACCTGCGGAACATGAACCGGGACGGACGCGGCCAGGAGGACGCGGACGATCTCATGGCGGACATTATGCTGGCATGTACGGCCATCGGATATGTGGCGGAGTTTGCCGTGGATAAATGCCGGTTTATTCCTTTGCCGGGAGGTGGCCAGAAGTGACCGAGCAGAAAAGGCCACAGCAATGTGAGGGCTGCGCGCTGGCAGAGCATGACGCATATATCTGCGCCCGCTGGCGCCTGTCCTATGCGGTGAATGAGCTGAAAAAGGCCATTCCGCTGGTGCGGAGGACGGCGGCGGAAAATATGAAATGCCCATACCACTACCCCGCCAGCCTTTTGGGCACCGGGGTGGTGATAATGGACGAAATAGGGCCATGGCCGCCGAAAGGAAAGGGGCGCTGACTGTGCGGGCGGTGCTTTTGAGCATAAAACCGGAATGGTGGGAGAAGATCCTGGCTGGGGAGAAAGACCTGGAAATCAGAAAAACAGCCCTGCGGGGCGGAGCCGGGGAACCAGAGCCGTGGCCGCTGCTGGTCCTGGCCTATGTGAGCGGGACCGGGGCCGTGCTGGGGCAGTTCCTTTGCATGGGGTGGGTAAAAAGCAACTGCTGGCGGTATCTGTCCTCCCGATCCTGCGTACCGGCGGAGGACCTGGAGAAATACGCCGGCGGGAAATCCCTGTATGGCTGGATCGTGGGAGAGGCGGAGGAATACGACACTCCAAGCCCGCTGGCAGAGTTCGGGCTAAACCGTCCGCCTATGTCGTGGCAATATGTAGAGGTCCCGGACCCGGAGGACGAATAAATGGCCATCAACATTTCGGACCTGCCGCCAAAATATCAGCAGCAGGCCGTGGAAAAGTACATGAAGCAACAGAAGCGGCGGGGGCCTGTGCCTCCCGCCGCCGCTGTGCAGAATACGGACAGGGTGGCAAAATATCGCAACACCCACACCGAGCGGGTCACCGCCTCCGGGGCCGTTCTCCGCTTTGACAGCCAAAAAGAGGCCCGGAGATATGACCACCTGACCATACGGCAGAAAGCCGGAGAAATCCATGATCTGCGCCTCCAGGTGGATTTTACTTTGCAAGAGGCATACACAGACCCGGAGGGGCGGAGAGTGCGGGCCATCCGCTACCGGGCAGATTTTACATACAGGGAGCGGGACGGGCGGCTGGTGGTGGAGGATGTAAAAAGCAAGCCCACCAGGACACGGGAATACCTGATTAAGCGAAAGCTGATGAAAGAACGGCGCGGAATTGACATAACCGAGGTGTGAACATGAAGCAACAGGCAACGGGCGGGGCCACCCGCGAAGCCGTAAAAGAATATTTACAGCAGTACCACATGGCGCGGGAGCGGCGGCGCATACTGGAGCGGCGGCACGATGTACTGGCGCGGGAGCTAAAGGCACCGGCGCCAGGATCGGCATACATGACCATGCCGGCCTCCCACTCTACGGCAGACAGCGAGGGGGCCGTGTCCGTTGTATTTCGCTTGTCAGAGGTTGAGGAGCGCATAGAGGCCCAGCGGATAGCCATGGGCCGAGCTGTCACCATGGTAATGGATCTCATTGACCTGTTGCCAGAGAACAGCATGGAGCGCACCGTGGTGGAGCTGCGGCATATAGATTGCAAGAAATGGGAACGGATCTGCAAAGAGGTCCACATGAGCAGGTCAAGGGTAAATGTCTACTACAACGCCGCCCTGGATATTATCCTATCCAATGCACGGGCGCAGAAGTTAGTACAAGAGTTTGAGCAAGGGCAGACACCGGAGGTATGCACAGAAAAAAATGGGCCATATTGAAAAGACAGGACACAACAGGACATTCACCTGTGGTATTCTGGTATCGTGGAAAACGACAGGGGCAAGAGCAAAGCCCCAGCCAAATAGAGAAAGGCCGCCAGGGCGTGAGAACCTGGCGGCCTTTCTGTTTCCACACCATGGGCCGGGGAGCAGAACCGCAGGGGCTTTTCTCCTTTCACCCTGCCCTGCCGCATTGTACACGAGCGCGGCGGGCCGGCCCAAACACCCTTTGCCCTGGGCCGCTCATGCCGAGGGGCGGCCCAGGGACTTCCTTGTGAATTTGCCACCCCCTCCCCTGTTCGGGTCCTTTCTGAAAAATAAATCTTTGCGGGGCAAGTGAAGTCCGATTATTTTCCACAAAAAATCAAAAATTTTCAGGGGTGTTTCGTTACGCTTTTTCAAAAAGCGGGAAAACCATACCCCCTAAAGGGGGTATCAGGCGGAAAGGGGAGGATGAAAACGCGAAATCGCCCACGCCGAAAAAGCGAAATCCGGCAGGGCGGGGCGAACCGGGCCAGCGGCACAAAAGGAGGTGCAGCCGGTGGCGGAGAAAAAAGGGGCCGGAAAGGCCAAAACAGGGGCGGCCAGCAAGGCGGCGAAAGCGCCGGCGGCCCTGAATACAGTCCCGGAGTGGGCCAGCACTACGGCGGTGGCCAAGCTGCTGGGGAAAACCACACGGAGGATCCAGCAGCTCACCCAGGACGGCGTGCTGGAAACCGAGGTGCCGCCCGGCGGCGGCGCCCGAAAATATAAAACCTGCGAAACGATCCAGCGTTATATTGCCCACATCGAGCAAAAGGCCCAGGAAACGGCGGCGGCCAGCTCCACCGCAGAGCTGAACCTGCGGAAGCTGGAGGCGGAGGTGGAGCTGAAAGAGAGCCAGGGCCAGCTCCACAAGCTGAAAACCGCCATTGCCGAGGGAAAATACATCAAGGCCGAGGAGGCCACCAGAGATCTGGCAGACTTCATGGCCATGTTTAAGAAATTCGCCATGAACATCCCGCCCCGCACTGTGAAATCCATAGCCGGATATGCAGACCCACAAACGGCCAGGGCTATGGAAAAGGCAATGCGCAAGGAGCTGGAGGACATGCTGGCCGTATTCGTTGACGCGGCGGAGATCGGACCGGAGGAGGCGGAGCCATGAGGCCGTATAGGGTAAAGCCGTACACGGTGCCGTCGTGGATCCACCGGGCGCTCCTGTCCCTGCGGCCAGCGGAACGCCTGCCGGTTTCCAAATGGGCGGAGAAATGGCGGGTCCTGCCCGACACCAACGCCATACCGGGGCCATTCCGAAACAGCGTGACCCCGTATCTGGCGGAGATCATGGACGCATTTTCCAACGAGGATGTGGAGCGGATCGTATTTGTGAAGCCCACCCAGGTGGGAGGCACAACGGCGCTGGAGAACATGCTGGCCAGCGCGATTGACCAGGACCCGGCGCCAGCAATGATCGTCTATCCATCCGACAAACTGGCAGAGCGGACGGTGGAGGCGAAGCTGGAGCCGATGATCCGGCAATGCAAACCGCTGGCAGCCAAGTACCGGGAGGCGGAAAGCCAAAAGCTAAAGCTAAAATTTGAAACCATGTTCGTTTTCCTTTCGGGAGCAAACAGCCCGGCCTCCCTTTCCTCCACACCGATCCGGTATCTGTTTCTCGACGAAGTGGACAAATTTCCGGGAGCCTCCAAACGGGAGGCGGATCCGGTTTCCCTGGCCATTGAGCGAACCAAGACCTACACCACAAACCGCAAGATCTTCATGGCCTCCACCCCTACGCTGAAATCCGGCCACATCTGGAAAGCCAAGGAGGAGGCGGAAGCGGAAAAGCATTACTTTGTGCCATGCCCACATTGCGGGGAGTACATCGAATTTGTGTTCGCGCAGCTGAAATGGCCGAGCAAGGACGATGTGCCGGACAGCGCCGAGCGGGCGGAAATGGCAACCTATGTCTGCCAAGCCTGCGGGGCCGTGATCACTGACCAGGACAAGGGGAAAATTCTGGCCGCCGGCAGGTGGCAGACGGTCCGGCAGACCGCCGCCAGGCCCTCCAGCGTGGCCTATTGGCTGAACACCCTGTACTCCCCTTTCACGCGGTTTTCAGAGATTGCCAAGGAGTTCCTGCGGTGTAAGGATGACCCGGAGCTGCTGCAAAACTTTGTCAACAGCTGGCTGGCGGAGCCATGGGAGGACACCAAACTGCGGACCAATGCGGAGCTGGTGCTGGAGCGGCAGACCGAGGTGGAGGCATACGCCCTGCCGAAATGGACAAAGCTGATCACCGCCGGCATAGATGTGCAGGAAAATTGCCTGTACTGGACGATCCGGGCCTGGGGCGATTACATGACCAGCCAGAACATTGCCCACGGCCAGGCGCTATCCATGAACGAGGTGGCGCAGATCATGAACACCGAGTTTATACACCCGGACGGGCAAAGACTTTTGGTGTCGCTGGCCCTGATGGACAGCGGCGACCAGACGGATGAAGTTTATGATTTCTGCCTCTTAAATTCGGACTGGGTGCTGCCCAGCAAGGGAACCGGCACCATGCTGTCCAACTACCGCCTGTCCACGATCAACAAGGATGGAAGCAACGCCAACGGAATGACACTGGTGCTGGTGGACGGCGGGAAATACAAGGACATGATTGCCGCCCGAATGAGGAAGCCAAACGGGAAAGGATCCTGGATGGTCTACAAGGGATGTGATCTGGAGTATGCGGAGCAGGTCACCGCGGAGCATAAAGTGACCGAGCGGGCCAACGGGAAAGTGGTGCAGAAATGGGTGCCGAAAACCACCCACGCAGACAACCACTATCTGGACTGCGAGGTGTACGCCGCGGCGGCGGCAGACATGCAGGGTGTACGGTCCCTCTACCTGCAAAGCCAGGAACCGGAGAAGCCCAAAAAGCCAAAACCGGAGCCTGCGCCGACCCCGGAGGAAAACTGGATCCGGCAGAATGAAAGCTGGGTATAAAAACGGGAGGACGAAATGGAAAACACACAGATGAAACCAGCGGAACTGCTGGAACAGGTAAACAAAGCCATTGCGGCGGTGCTGGTGGGCGGCCAGTCCTACAAGATCGGCAGCCGATCCCTGACACGGGCAGACCTGTCCATGCTGAAAGCCATGCGGGATGATCTGGAGGCCCAAGTGGTGGCGGGGACACCCTCCCACCTGCTGGATCGAACCTATGTAGCCTACTTTGACGGGAGGTGACCGCGCCGCATGGGATTTTTGGATAACATCATCACCGCAATTTCGCCGGAAAGAGGCTACCGGCGGGAGGCGTGGCGGCAAGCCCTGGAGGAGCTGCGGGGATATGACGCGGCCAGCCATGGGCGCCTAAATGCCGGGTGGCGGGCTTTCAACGAAAGCGCGGAACTGACAGACCGTTACAGCCGGGATGTGATCCGCGCCCGCGCCCGCGACCTGGAACGCAACAGCGACATTGCCCAGTCCGTGATCCACGCATTTCGGCGGAATGTGATCGGGAAAGGCTATAAACTCCAGCCAAAGACAGAGAGCGAACTGTTAAACGACCAGCTGGAAAAACTGTGGAAGCAATGGTGCCGCAAGGAAAACTGCGACATAACCGCGTCACAGTCTTTCAATCAGATCATGCGCATGGCTGTGACACGGAAGCAGGTGGACGGCGGGATCCTGTTCATCAAGCGATACACGAGGGGTGGCCTGGTGCCGTTCAAGCTCCAAATGATCGAGGTGGACGAACTGGACACCACCGCCTCCATCCCAAGGCACAAGGGAAACACCGTGGTTGGCGGGATTGAGTATGACCCGGCCCGCCGGGCGGTGGGCTATTTTATCCAGCAGTACGATGTGGAGGGCTGGAAGCTGACCACCCCGGTGTATATCGAGGCCAAGCATGTGATCCCATACTGGACCAAGCAACGCCCCAGCCAGCTGCGTGAGGTTTCGGACCTGTCCCCTACCATTACGCGGGTACGGGACACAAACGAATTTATCACAGCCGTTTCCGTCAAGGAGCGGATCGCGGCCTGTCTGGCCGTGTTCATTAAGCGGGCAACCCCTACGGGCGGATTTGGCCGCGGCGGCGTGGTGTCCGGCGGGGACCGAGTGACCTATGAGGGCAAGAGCCTAACCCCCGGCATGATCAAGGAAATGAATGTGGGGGACAGTATCGAAACTGTGGAGCCGAAAAGCGCGGGATCGGACGCCTCCCAATTCCTGAAAATGCAATGGCGCTTGATCGGAGCTGGCCAGGGCATGAGCTACGAGGCCACCAGCCGGGACATGTCGGAAAGCAATTATTCCAGCGCACGGCAGGGAGCGAATGAGGATGAAGCCACATTCGCGGCAGAGATCGAGCTGCTGACCGAGATCATGAGCGAGATCTACGAAACTTTTGTTATTTCCTGTTATCTCACCGGGCTGATCAACCCGCCCGGATTTTGGGATAAAAAGGCGGATTACCTGGCGCACAAATGGGTGCAGGCACCGAAAAAATGGATCGACCCGGCCAAGGAAACCACCGCCACCAAAACCGCCCTGGCAACGGGTCAAAAGACATTCCAGGATGTCGCAGCCGAACAGGGCAAGGACTGGAAAGAGGCCGTGGACGAAATGGCCGAGGTCCTGAAATATGGCCGTAAAGCCGGCATTGAGATGGGAGGTGTAATTTATGGCCAAGGAGCAGCAGCACAGCAGAACGCCGGAACCCAGGGACAAGAGCCAGGGAACCAGGAGCATGGGGGAAATCCTGATCCGACAGGAGGAGGGGCAGGACAGCCGCCGGAGAACAGTTAGTTTCTCCAGCGAAACGCCATACCGCCGCTATTTCGGCATGGAGATCCTGGACCATGCAGAGGGCGCCGTAGACCTGGGGCGCCTGAACAGCGTGGGTGTCCTGCTTTTCAACCATGATGTGGACAGGGTGGTAGGCCGCGTGGTCCGCGCCTGGGTGGAAAACAACCGCGGTATGGCAGAGGTGGAATTTGATACCGACGCGGACGCGGAAAAGATTTTCAGCAAGGTGCAAAGCGGGACCCTGAAAACCACATCGGTGCGGTACAGAGTGGACAGCTGGGAGGAAGTCCGGGCCGGGGCTACATCGGCAGACGGACGATTTACCGGCCCATGCAGTATCGCCAGGCGCTGGACACCCATGGAAATCTCCGTTGTTTCTGTGCCGGCAGACGCAACCGTGGGCGTGGGCCGATCCAGTGAAAGCGCAGACACACCGGACCTGTCCGCATACGAGCGGCAGATCCAAATCAATCAAAATACTTTTAGGAGGTAAAGAGCAATGACCATTCAGGAAATGATCGCCAGACAGCAGGCGATTGTGGCCGGCGCCCGGAACGAGGGCCGGGGCCTGACCCGCGAGGAGCAGACGGAGTTTGACCAGCTCCAGGGAAAGATTGACGCCGCCCGGAACGCGGGAGGCCAGGACGGCCACCAGGGCGGCGGAGAACCCCCTGCGGAGGGGAACCGCGGAGCCGGTGAGCCTGCCGGCGCAGAGGGCCAGGACGGCGGAAACGACGAAACCCGCCAGGCGGCGGTGCAGGCAGAACGCCAGCGCAACAGCGAAATTGTGGCCCTGTGCCGGCAGGTGGGCATGGATCCGGCGGAGTACATCCGCGGCGGCCAAACCATGGACCAGGTGCGCCAGGCGGCGGTGGAGTTCATGATCTCCCACGGCGGTCCCGTGGGCACCCGGACCGATGACGGCCAGGACGATGAGTTCCGCAACGCGGCGGTGGACGCTCTGCTGCTGCGTGCCGGCGTCCCTGTGAGCAATCCGGCCAGAGAGGCGGACAGCCTGCGCGGCATGTCTGTGCGGGATCTCATGATCGAGTGCATGGCCCGGAGCGGCGAGGGGTCCACCACTTCCCTGCTGCGCATGGGCAAGAATGACCTGTGGGGCATGGCGGTGCGCCAGTTCCTTTCCCCCACGGCCTCTTTCCCCGCTATTCTGGATCAGGCCATCCAGAAATCCATTGTACACCAGTACCAGCTTGTGCCCACCACCTTTGACCTGTGGACCAGTAAGGGCAGCCTGCCGGACTTCAAGCCCAGCAAGGCCCATGAATACACCATCGGCGGCGGCCAGTTCGACAAGGTTACCGAGGGCGGAGAGCTGAAGCACAGCACCCTGGACACCGACATGAACCCCCTGCGCAAGCTGGACACCTACGGGACCCAGTTCACCATGACCCGCGAGGCGTTCATCAATGATGATATTGGCTTTTTGTCCGAAATGCCGGGCCAGTACGCCCGCGTGGCAAAGCGGAAGATCAACAAGCAGGTGTATGAGGTCATCGTGAAGAACCCCGCCGTATATGACGGCGCGACCCTGTTTGAAGCCGACGCACACAAAAACCTGATCGCCACCGGCACCGCCCCCACCATTGAGAGCGTCCAGAAAATGATGATGAAGCTGCTGCGCCAGACGGATCCTTTCGGGGAAAGCATTATGGTACAGCCCAAGTACATTCTGGTGCCCGTGGGGTACGGTTTCCTTATGTCCCAGCTGCTTGAAACCGCGCAGGTGGATGTGGACGGCATTGGCAGCCACACCGCAAACGCGCTGTACAAGTACCGGACCCAGCTCCAGGTTGTGGAGGAGGGCGCGATCAACGCCCTGGCCGGATCCAGCACGGTGCCCTGGTACATCGTGGGCGACAAGACCACGGCCAAGAGCGTACAGGTGGACTACCTGAACGGCGTGGAAACCCCCAGTTTCCGCCGGAGCGAAAAGGCCGGTTACCTGGGCTTTGTGTGGGACATTTGGCTGGACTGGGGTATCACCGTCATGGACCACCGGGGCATTGTACGCAATAACGGCGTAGCTATTGCCGAGTAAGGAGGTACAGAGAAATGAACGCAAGATACTGGCAGAGAGGCGAAACCCTGGACTACACCGCCGAGGAGGCCGTGGTCAACGGCCAGGTGGTGAGCCTGGGAAATCGGATCGGCGTGGCCGGGAATGATATTGCGGAGGGCGCAACCGGCGCCCTGCATGTCACCGGCGTGTATATCATGGACAAGAAAGCCTCCGAGAAAATCACCATGGGCGCCCCGGTGTATTATGACGCCGCGGAGGACGAAATCACCGCCACCGAAAAGGGCAATGTCCCCGCCGGCTACGCAGCCGCAACGGCGGAGGCCAGCGACGCCACCGTTCTGGTGAACATCGGGGACCCGGACGGCGCCCCGGCCATCCACAACAGCCTGGCCCTGAAATGCACGGACGGCAAGGTGTACGACATTACCGTGGCCACCGGCGGCACCCTGACGGCTACCGAGCGGACATAAGGAGGGCGTAAGGCATGAAAAAGCTGATCGCCAAGCGCCCCGTGCTTTACCTGGGGCGGATGTATGACGCGGGCGACACCCTCCCCGCCAATGACCAGAAGATGGTCACCGCATGGCTGAACGCCAAGAGCGCGGCCTGGGATGGTCAGGAGGCCGGGGAACGCCACCAGGAAGCCCAGGAGGACGCAGAACAGGCGGACGGGTCCCAGGATAGCCGGAGCCAGAACGGGGGCCGGGAGGCCCAGGAGAACGGCCAGGAGGCCAAAATGCTGGAGGGGCACCTGGACGCCGAGCAGCTGGCCACCATGAAAAAGGCCGAGCTGGAAAAGCTGGCCGACCAACTGGGCGTGGATATTTCCAGCGCAAAGAACAACAAGGAACGGGCGGAGCTGATCGCGGCGGCCCCCGTTCAGGCCCCCGCAAATGAAACAGGGGGCGCCCGCTGATGGGCGCCCCCAGCTTCAAGGATCTGGTGGCGGCTGACATTTCCGCTGTGTTTCTGAATGGCCAGGAGTTCGCGGACACCCACACCATAGACGGAAAGCCCATGACCGTGGTGGTGGATGAAAACGAACTGCTGGAGCGGGACAAGTCAAAAATGGGGATCCAGGTGGATGGGACCTACAAGGCCCGCCGGCTGATCTATGTGGCCAAGGAGGAATACGGCCCGCGCCCGGCCCATGGGAAACAGCTCGATTTTGACGGGCGCCTGTTCCGGGTGGCCGATTGCACCGAGGAGGCCGGTATGCTGGCCATTACGCTGGAGGCGGTGAGATCGTGAGCGAAAGCGTGATACAGATTGACGAACAAGCGGAAATCCAAAAAATCATACGCCAGTTGAACACCCTGCCCAACCAGCTGAAAGCCCCCGGTGTGCTGGCCAGCGCCATCAACGCAACGGCCAATGAAATGAAACGGAAAATCGGACAAAGGACCCGAAAACGCTATGCAATCAGCGACAAGAAGATCCTGACCGACAGGAAACGGGGCGGTATGTACCTGGAGCGGGCCAAGGGCGCCGACACATCCGCCACACTGATCTCCAGGGGCGGCATGGTGGAGGTCATGGCCTACATGACCAGGAGGAACACCGAAACCACCGCGGCCATGTTGAAAGTGCTGAACGAAAGCGCCATGACCGCGCTGGAGGTGGACGGGCGGAAAGCCTTTGAGGCCACATTCCAGAGCGGACACACGGCCATTGTGCAGCGCGTGGGCCGCGCCCGCCTGCCGGTAAAGTCCCTCATGGCCCCGGCGGTGCCTATGCTGTACGGCAAGACCTACGAGGAGGCCACCCAGGATTATTACTCCATCCTGCAAAAGCACATCCAGCGAGAGGTGGAGCGGGTGCTGGACGGTTTCGGGAGAGCGGCATAAAAAAGCGGCCCCCATGTAGGGGGCCGCAGGGTAAAAGCCAAACCTCAAACGCTGGGGACAAGCTGGATCTGGACACCGGAAATGGTAAGCGTGGTGCCGTCGGGCAGGTCAATATTTTTATATTCCTGTTCGCACATGTCCATGAGCTGATTTTCCTCCTCTGTGCCCATCATAGCATTGAGGCCGCCGCTGTACATGTTATCGGAGGACACATTTCCGGCACCGCTAACCGCCACGATGTTGTAAACCCCGGCAGGGAAATCTTCTCCGGCAACAAAGTTTCCGTTTCCAAGATCCACCGTTTCGGTGATCTCCTGATTGCGGGGCGTGAGCGGATCACCGCTGGCTGCGTCGGAAGTGAGGCGGACAGTCACACCGGAGATGGTAAGCGTGGTGCCGTCGGGCAGGTCAATATTGCTGTACTCCTGTTCGTACATATCCATGAGTTCGTTTTTGTCCTCTGTTCCCATGACTGCGTTGATCCCACCGTCAAAGGCATTGCTGGAACTGACATTCCCGCCGCCGCTGACCGCCACGATGTCATATTTCCCGGCGGGGAAATCAATACCGGCGGTGTAGTTGCCGCTGGAAAATTCCTGTTCAAAGGAAATTGTAGAGGGCGTGGGATCGGGCGTTTCTGCCGAAGAGGAGGAGCTGGTATCACTATCAACGGCAGAGCCGCCACCCCCCTCCTCTGGAGGTGTGACCGTGCAGGCGCAGAGGGAAACGGAGAGGGCAAGAGAAAGCAAAAGTGCAAGAGTTCTTTTCTTTTTCATTTTTTATTTCTCCTTTTGTGCTGATTATTACCACACTTTTCTGAACATTAACACATCCGTAATTATAAGAAAGAAACGGTAAAAAGTCAAGGAGGCGCAAGCATGTGACCCAAGAATTTTTGCAGGACGCCATGGTGGCGGACCTAAAGGAGCTTTTCGCCCATGAGAGGCTGAAAAGTTCCCTGGGCGTCGAGCGGGAGATCCAGATCTACCCCCAGGATGTGCCGATCCGGGAAAGCGACGATGAAGCCCAGGACAAGGAAGCACCGCCGGAGCCGTATGTGGTGGTGCGCCTCCGGGGCGGAAAGACCGAGAGCGACGATGACCCGCAGATCATTGACGCGGTGCTGGTGGCCTGTGTCTACGACCCCGATCCGGGGCGCCAAGGCTACCGGGACGCCCTGCACATCATCAACAAAATTTACCATCACTATTCCGCCTACGCCGTGATCGGCAACCGCTGGGAGGTCCTTTACCCTATGGAATGGACCACCCAGGAGGAGGACACGCACCCGTACTATTTCACGGCCATGTCCCTGCGGATCCAGGCGCCGGCGGTCCACAAGGAGGTGCCAGAAGCATGACAGCAAAGAAACAGACCAAACCGGCGGCGGAGGCCGGCACGCTGGTGTACTGCGGCCCCACTATCCCCGGAGTGGCCAAGCAATTCACATCCTACCGGGGCGGCATACCGGAGGCCCTGGCGGCGGCGCGAAAGCAAACCCCGGTGCTGGGCGGCCTGATCGTACCGCTGGACCAACTGCCGGAGGCCATGCGCCAGCTGCGGGAGAAAACCGGCCCCATTTATGCCCTGTACCGAAAGGCACAGAAACGAAATTAACAGGAGGTAAAGCAACATGGCAACCTATCAGCATGGCGTGTACAACCAGGAGCAGGCCACGAGCCTGACCACGCCGATCCGAAGCAGCGCCGCCCTCCAGGTGATTTTCGGCACGGCGCCCGTTCACCTGGCGGACGATCCGACCAAAGCGGCCAACACCCCGAAGCTGTGTTACAGCTTTGCGGAGTGCCAGGCCGCTGTGGGCTATTCCGACGATTTCAAAAACTTCACCCTTTGCCAGAGCATTGACGCCAATTTCCGGGTGTTCAATAACGCCCCCATTGTTTTGGTGAATGTGCTGGATCCCGGCAATTCCAAGCACACCAAGAGCAACAGCGAGGAGAGCTGCACGGTGACCAACGGACAGGCGGTTTATAAAAAGCCCTATGTCCTCCTCCACACGATGGTGGTCAAGAAAGACAGTTCCCCGCTGGAGGCGGATGTGGACTACACAGCGGACCACGACGATGACGGGAATGTGGTGATCACGCTGATCTCCGAAACCGCAAAGGAGGCGGAAAGCCTGATGGTGTCCTCCACCAGCCTGAACCCCGCAGGCGCGACCAAGGAGGATATTGTGGGCGGCGTGGACGCAGAAACCGGAAAGGAAACGGGCCTGGAGCTGGTGCGCCAGATTTACCCCAAACTGGGCCTGACCCCTGGCCTGCTGCTGGCCCCCGGATGGTCCCACGATCCCGTGGTAGCCGCGGCCCTCCAGGCCAAGACCACAAAAGTCAACGGGAATTTCGATTGCAACACCTATCTGGACATTGCGGCAGACAGCACAGGCGCCACGGTGTACACCGCTGTAAAGACTGCCAAGGAAAAGCTGGGCGCAAGCTCCAGCCACGCGGCGGTATTCTGGCCCAAGGGGGCGGTGGGCGAAAAGATCTATTGCCTGTCCGCTATGGCGGCGGCGGAAACGGCGGCCACCGACGCAGCCAACGGGGATGTACCTCATGAAAGCCCCTCCAATAAGGACCTGAAAATCACCGCCACTGTGCTGGATGACGGCACCGAGGTGGCGCTGGATCAGGAGCAGGCCAACCTCCTGAACGGCCAGGGCGTGATCACGGCTATCAATGCCAACGGTTTCAAACTGTGGGGCAACAACACGGCAGCCTATCCCTCCACCACGGATCCGAAAGACCGCTGGCTGGCGGTGCGGCGGTTTTTTGACTGGGATGGAAACAACTTCATCCTGACCTACTTCCAGAAAGTAGACAAGCCGGGAAATAAGAGGTTGATCCAGTCCATCGTGGACAGCCAGAACATTATTGGCAACGGGTATGTGGCCCGCGACTACTGCGCCGGGTATCGGCTGGAGTTCAAGGAGGACGAAAACCCGATCACCGACCTGCTGGACGGCAAGCTGACAACCCACACCTACCTGGCGCCATACATCCCCGCGGAGAAGATTGTGAACATCCGCGAGTACGACACCGCGGCCCTGGAGGCCGCGCTGACCGGAGGAGGCGAGTAACCCATGAGCAAGAACATTCCGACCAAGGTAAACAACTACAATGTGTACAACGAGGGAGAAAAGCTGCTGGGCGTGGGGGATGAATTGACCCTGCCGGACTTTGAGGCCACCAGCGAAACGGTGAGCGGCGCCGGGATCCTGGGTGAGATCGACGATCCCACCATCGGCCATTTCGGAAATATGCAGCTGGAGATCCCTTTCCGCACCCTGGACAAAGAGGCCACCAATATGATGGACCAGACCAAGGCGGTCCAACTGACGATCCGGGGCGCTATTCAGGAGATCGACAGCGCTGGAAACATTGTACCAAAGGCAATCCGCATTGTGGTGGGTGGCCGGGCGGCAAAGCTGACCGGCGGCAAGCTGAAACGGGCCAGCACCATGGACAGCGGCGTGACCCTGAACATCCTTAACATCTTGATTGAGGTAGACGGGGAAAGCGTCGTGGAGCTGGACAAAATGAACCCCACATATAGGGTCAACGGAGTGGATCTGCTGGCTGCATACAAGGAGATGTGCTAAATGGACGAAATCAAGAACAACGCCGCCCTGGAGGCGGAGGACCAGGAGGAGAGCCTGATCCTGAAATTCCGCCGGCCCTATCAGTTTGAGGGCCAGGAATATACCGAGCTGGATCTGTCCGGGCTGGAGGATGTGACGGCGGGAACGCTGGAGAACATCGGAAAGATCCTGGCCAAAAAATCCCCTGGGCTGAACCCTGCCACCATCGAAATGGAAATGGGTTACTGCGAACTGCTGGCCGCCAGGGTGACCGGAAAACCGCTGGAATTTTTCCAGAGGCTTCCGGGCCGGGATGCTATCGCGCTGAAAAGCAAAATTGTGGGTTTTCTTTACGGCGGGGATGGGAACAACTGACACCCGCCGTCATTCGGAAAGCCTGCGTGGGAATGTCTATCCATCTGCGGACAGGGCTGGACTATCTGCTGGCCCTGTCTGTGGATGACCTGAACGATTTAGCGGACACAATGAACGAACTTTCGGAGGAGGTGCGCAGGAATGGCAAAAAGTAAGAGCTATGAAATTCTGCTGAAAATCGCGGGAAAGACAGACAGCAGCCTGAAAGCCGCCTGCGATACCGCCGCCAAGAACATAGACGCGCTGGGAAAAACCGCAAAGAACGCAGGAAAAGTGATCGCCGGAGCGGCGGCGGCTGGCGCCGCCGCCGTGGGAACCATAGGTGTGGCAGCGGTAAAGGCCGCGTCGGATTATGAGGCCCAGCTGGCCAATGTCGCAACCCTGCTGACGGGAACAGGGGCAGAGGTGGCGGCACGCACCGCAGAAATCGGGAACCAGATCATGGAGGTATCGAACCGGACTGGCGTGGCCACGGCAGATCTGACCGACGGCATGTATCAGGTAGTATCTGCATTTGGCGACAGCGCGGACGCGGCCAGCATACTGGAAACCGCCGCAAAATCGGCGGCGGCAGGAAACGCCACCACAACGGACAGTATCAATCTGCTGTCCGCGGTCACAAAGGGCTACGGCGATACATCGGCGGAGGCCGTGCAAAAGGCGGCGGATCTGTCCTTTGCCACGGTTCGGCTGGGACAAACCACTTTCCCGGAGCTGGCGGCGGCCATGGGGAAAGTGATACCGCTGGCCAGCACATTGGGCGTGGAGCAGGAACAGCTTTTCGGCGCCATGGCCACCCTAACGGGCGTAACCGGATCCACCGCGGAAGTAGTGACCCAGCTAAAGGCGACTATGCAGGGCTTCCTTTCGCCGTCCAAGAATATGAGCGCGGCCTTGCAAAGCATGGGCTATGAAAGCGGACAAGCCCTGCTGGAGAGCGAGGGCCTACAAGGGGCGCTGGAGGCCCTGAAAAAATCCGTGGGCGGGAATGAACTGGCGTTTGCCGGGCTGTTCTCCTCCGTAGAGGCGCAAACCGCCGTGCTGGCCATGGCGGGGACCCAGGCGGAAAACCTGACCAGCAAGACAGCGGAAATGTATGAGGCCACGGGCGCGGCAAACACCGCCTTTGAGCGGCAAACCGACACGCTGGCCTATGACATTCAGATGATCAAAAACCTGGGCGCAAACTTTTTGACGGAGCTGGGCACCAATATTCTGCCGTATGTCAGAGAGCTGGCAGAGGCGGCCCTGCCCGTCGTGCAAGAGGCCCTGGGCAAGATCGGGGACTACATGACAGGAACCATCATACCGGCGGCGGAAGCGGCGGTAAAATGGGTTTCCGAAAACAAGGATCTGATCCTGGCGCTGGCCGCCGGCATATTGACAGCGGTGGCCGCTTATAAGGCGTATAAGCTGGCGGTGACTGCATACAACGCCGTTATGGGCGTCTACAAGGTAGTAACCGCAGCCAGCGCAACGGGCACATTTACCCTGGCTGGAGCCATGACCGCGCTTAATCTGCCCGTCCTGGCCGTTGTGGCGGCCATCGGCGCGGCGGTAGCTATCGGCGTTCTGCTGTACAAAAACTGGGACACCGTGAAAGCAAAGGCCGCGGAGCTGGGCGCAAAAATAGCGCAGGTGTTCGGAAATATTCAGAACTGGGCCACCACTACCATTTCCAATCTGGTGGCCGCGTTTCAAACAAATTTCCCTATGCTGTCCGCCTTTATCACAGGATGGTGGCAAAGCATACAGGCAGCCGTTGAAAATGTAAAAGCTATTTTCACAAATATCATTGAATTTGTGCAAAATGTTTTTTCTGGAAACTGGAGCGCGGCCTGGCAGAATATTGTGAATATTTTCGGAAATTTGTTCGGGATGATCGTAAATCTGGCAAAAGCACCGATCAACGGGGTCATTTCGGCCATTAACTGGGTGCTGGAGAAGATCAACAGCATTTCCGTGACAATCCCGGACTGGGTGCCGGGCGTGGGCGGCACAACCCTGGGCTTCAATATCCCGACCATTCCGGCCCTGGCTGCCGGCGGCATTGCCACGGCACCCACACTGGCCGTGATCGGTGAGGGAGGAGAGCCGGAGGCGGTCATGCCGCTGTCCAAGCTGGCGGCCCTGCTGGACGAATGGACCAAGCCGAAACCGCAAGGCGGCGGAAGCCCGGAGGACGGCGACGGGGACCGGATCGTGTGGTCCCCTGTGTTTAATTTCTACGGCAACACCACCAAGGAGGAGGCCGTGGAAGCCGCCCGCATGAGTTTTGCGGAGTTCAAAAAGATGTACAAGCAGATGAAAGCCGAGGAGCGGCGCAAAAAGTTTGCCCCGGCGTAAGGAGGCCCGCACATGGCAAAAACCTACACCACCCAACAGGGGGACGCCTGGGACGCTATCGCGCACAAGGTATATGGAAGCGAAACATATACAGGCTGGCTTATGCAGAACAACCTCCCCCTGCTGGATATTTTCGTATTTGAGGCGGGGGCGGTCCTGCAAACACCGGACCCGCCGGAGGATGACAAGGCGGAAAACCTGCCGATCTGGAGGACGGGAGCATGAGAACACGCAGCGCGGCGGTGGATCTGACCTGGAACGGCGCGGCAGTAAAAAGTAAAATGCTGGGCCAGACCACGGAGATCACCTACACGGACCCGGCCAGCGGAGAGGCGGACAGCCTGGATATTGCGATCCATGACAGGGACCGCCAATGGACGGTGGCCTGGATGCCTCTGGCGGGCGATACGCTGGAGGCCGCCATAAAACTTTCCGACTGGGAGCGGGAGGGCGACAACCGCGCCCTCCCCTGCGGGTTTTTCATCCTGGACAATTTCGAGTTTGCGGGCTGGCCCATTACCGGGACCATTTCCGCCGTGTCGGTGCCGGCGGACGGCGCTTTTCGGGAAACCGAGCGGACAAAGACCTGGGAAAAGGTGACCGTCCAGGAAATCGGTAAAGAGATCGCAAGCCGGGCGGGCATTGCCCTGGCCTGGGATGTGGAGGGAACCCCTTTCACGATCCAGTCCATTGAGCAGTCCGGGCAGACCGATTGTGATTTTTACATGGAGCTGTGCGACGCTTACGGCTATGCCATGAAAGTGTACGCCCAAAAAATCGTGGTATTTGACCGGGAGGCGTACAAGAAAAAGGACCCTGTGCTGACCATACGGGAAACCGATATGGAGAGCTGGAGCTGGAAAAAAACCCTGGCCGGGACCTACACCGGCGGGGAGTATACCTACACGGACCCGATCACCGAGGAGGAGATCAAGGCCACTGTGGGAACTGGCACACGGATCCTGAAACAATCCGGCAAGGCGGACAACCTGGCCGACGCAGAGCGGCGGATCCGGGCGGCGGTGGACAAGGCGAACCACGGCGCCACCACCCTGTCCGTGACCATGACAGGCAACGCCGCCCTGGTGGCCTCCCAGTGTGTCACTGTGGTGGGCCTGGGGCGCCTGTCTGGAAAGTATTACATAGACAGCATTACGCACCATGTCGGGGCGGGGTACACCATGGACCTGGAGCTGTCTCTGGTGGAAGCCATGAGCGAGGAAGTGATCAAAGACGCCACCGAGCGGCTGGCCGCCGTGGGCGTCATGGCCTCCCCGGAGTATTGGGTGGCCCATTACAAGGATGTGAAAAACCTGGACGGCCTGATCCTGAACATGGCAACCCGGATCAAGGTAAACCTGGGCGGGACAAGTATCACGACGGTGGACGCGGCGCTGAAAGTGCTGACCAACACCGGGGTGATCAACTCCCCGGACTACTGGGCCACCGCTTACTCCTCCCTGGCATGGCTGGACACTCTGCTGATCAGCGCGGCCAACGCCCTGACAGCGGATTGAGGAGAACGACATGGCAAATGAAATTTTCAGGGTGGGCAAGGTTTCATCCATTGACTACGCCGCCGGCCTGGTGCGGGTGGTCTACCCCGACAAGGACAACAGCGTGACCGCCCCCCTGCCCATGCTCTGCACAGAGTACAACATGCCAAAGGTGGGAGATCCCGTCATGGTGCTGCACCTATCCAACGGGACCGAGGCGGGGCTGGTCCTGGGCCGGTATTGGTCCGGTAATAACAAACCCCCGGAGGGCGCGGAGGGCCTGTACCGCAAGGACCTGGGCCGGACGCCGGGGGAGGCCATGATCCGGTATGACGGCAGCACCCTGACCATCCAATGCGCCGGGGCCATCAAAATAGAGGCCGGCGGAGCGGTGACCATAAACGGCGCCACCATCGACCTGAACTAAAGGAGGCGGGATCCATGCCGCAGGCGGCAAGAATAACCGACGCGGTGGCGGGAACCACCGCCGGGGAACACACGGGGCATGTGCCGCCCCACTCCCCGGAACCGTTCAGCGGGGAGATCTCCGGGGCGTGTTCGGGGACGGTGCGGATCAATGGCCTGTCCGCCGCTACGGTGGGGAGTATCACCACCGAGCGGGACGGGTGCTGCGGGTCCAGCCAGGGCGCCGTGGGCGCCGGGAGCGGGACGGTGCGGATCAACGGGAAGCCAGCGGCCCGCACGGGTGACGCCCTGACCGCGCACAGCGGGAGCGGAACCGTGACGGGCGGCAGTCCCAATGTGAGGATAGGAGGGTAAGCTGTGACCATTGGAACGCTGGGGCGGAACATCGTCTTTGAGGTGAGCGACGAAACTGCCCTGATCCTCCAGGAAATGACCAGGGAAACCTCCGGGCGCTGGGCCATCCATGAAACCATGGGAGCAAAACCAAAGGCTGAGTTTTTAGGCCCTGGCCTCCAGGCTGTAAACCTGACCATATACCTGTCCGCCGGCCTGGGGGTGCGCCCCCGGTCCGTGCTGGAGGCGGTGGAGGGCATGGTGGAAGCAGGGGCGGCGGAATATTTGGTTATCGGCAACAGGCCGGTGGGGAAAAATCCGTTTCGGCTGACTGGATCAAGCGAAACCTGGTCCACCATATTCAGCCGCGGGGAGCTGGTCAAGGCCGCCCTGTCCATCACGCTGGAGGAATACGCATGAATATTTCACCTTTTGATTTTCAACTGCAATTCACTTTTGCCAATGACGCCATGGCGGAGCTGGACCGCAAGCTGGCACTGCTGTACTCCACCAGGGAGGGAACCATGCCGCTGGATCGGGAATTTGGGATCAACATGGATTTTGTGGACATGCCGCCGGAGGTGGCCAAGAGCCTTTACACGGCGGAAATCACGAAAAAGACGGCCCAATTTATCCCGGAGGTGCGGGTGCAGTCCGTCCAATGGACCCATGGCGGCGAGGGCGTATTTTATCCCAAGGTGGTGATCACAAGTGCCTGATATGTCAGCAATCAAGAACACGCCGGAAATCAGCTTTATTGGCAATAAGACGGTGGAGGATGTGCGGGGCGAAATGGTGGCCGATTATGAGGAATACATGACACAGGCCCAGGGCGTGACTGTTTCCCTGGATCGTGCCAGCGTCCACCGCATGATCCTGTACGCCGCGGCGGCGCAGATCTACCAGGCCATGCAGTACATAGACCGGCAGGGCAAGCAAAGCCTATTGAAATACAGCTATTCCGACTACCTGGACAACCTGGCGCTTTTTAAGGGCGTTACCAGAAGCCCGGCCACGGCGGCAACCTGTACCCTGCGCTTTACCCTGGCGGCGGAGCGGGAAACGGCAACGGCCATCCCGCAGGGCACCAGGGTGGCGTCCTCCGGGTCCGTGTACTTTGCCACGGACGAATACGCGGAGATCCCACCGGGCAGCACCGAGGTGGAGGTGGCGGCCACATGCACCGAAACCGGAACCGCCGGAAACGGCCTGACCGCCGGGGAGCTGTCCGCCATGGTGGATCCCGTCCCCTATGTGGCCAGCGTGACCAATACCGCGACCACGGAGGGCGGGGCGGAGATCGAGAGTGACGCGGACCTGGCGGAGCGGGTTTTCCTGGCCCCTGGCGCCTATTCCACGGCGGGACCGGAGGACGGCTACCTGTACCACGCCAAGGCGTACAGCCCGGCCATTGGGGATGTGGTGGCCACCAGCGACCAGGAGGCCGGAACAGTGGACATTGTTTTCATCATGGCGGATGGAGCAAAGCCTGGGCCGGAAATGATCAACGGGCTAAAGGGCTATCTGCAAGACAAGACGATCCGGCCCATGACGGATCTGGTCAATGTATCGGCCCCGGAGGAAGTCCAGTACACCATCAACATGACCTATTACATCAACCGGAGCGACAGCGCCAAAGCCGTGACCATCCAGGCGACGGTGGCCCAGGCCGTGGCGGATTATCAGACCTGGCAGCGGGCCATTGGACGGGACATAAACCCCTCCAAGCTGGTGGCCATGGTCATGGAGGCCGGGGCCAAGCGGGTGACTATGACGGCGCCCACATACACCGCTGTGGCGGCCACCAAGGTGTCCGCCCTCCAAGGGGAGGCCACCGTGACTTACGGAGGGCTGGAGGATGATTAAACTTTCCGGGAGCCGCTTTACCGACATTATGCCGGAGAACCTGGCCAGCCAGGTGGAGGTCCAGGCGATTGCCTACGCGGTGGGGCGGCAGGTGGAAAAGCTGTGCGCCTATTCCGATGCCGCCCGGACCTATGCGGCCATTGCCACCATGCCGGAGTGGCTGCTGGATTACATGGCCGTGGAGCTGCGCACCCCGTCCTATGATGAAAATTATTCCATCAAGACCAAGCGGGCGCTGATCGAGGGGTCCCTGTTGTTTTACACACAGATGGGCACCCCGGCGGCGGTCAACCGGATTATTGAAACCATCTTTGAAACCGGGTACATCGAGGAGTGGTACGAGTATGACGGCGATCCGCACCATTTCCGGGCCTATGTGGGGGACGGCGGAGAGGTAGGGCCGGGAGAGCTGGAGGAGTTCCGGCGGGTCCTGGCCTCTGTCAAGCGCCTTTCCTCCTGGCTGGATGATATTATCACCATTTCACAGATGGATCCGGCGGCCCTGACCATCACGGGCGCCATGGGGCGGGGCTACATGTCCACCGCTCTGCCGGCGGTGCCCATGGACTACGGCATGGAGGCCCCGATCCGAGCGGGCGGGGTTTTCGGAACCATCACACAGACCGCCATACCGGCGGCGGAGTAAGAGGAGGCAACCATGTTTTACGGATTTGTCATTACAGAGGCCGGCAACAATCTGCTGGCCAAAATGGTGGCCGGCGATAAGCTGACCATTACAAAGGTGGTCATGGACAAGGGCACGGCGGAGAGCGCGGAGGCCGCCCGGAAGCTGACCGCCCCCATTGACCCAGGACCCAACGGAACCAGCACCGTGCCAACGGTGGAGGGTGCCGCCGTCAACATGCTGGTGGAATACCGCAGCGACCTGAACGGCGGATTACAGGAGGGTTTCTGGATCGGCGGTTTTGCCGTGTTCGGCAAGGTAGAGAACGGGGGCGAAACCATGATCTATTATGGGTCCCTGGGAGAGCAAAAGCAGTATGTGAGCGCCTATGTGGAGGGAACCGCCCCGGATGTGCGCCGCTACCCCGTTTCCATCACCGTGACCGCCGGCGTGGAGGTGGAGGTGTCCTACCCTGCGGAGGCGTGGATGACCGCCGAGGATGTGGCGGAATACTTCAACCAGACCCTAAAGCCAGACCTGGAGGAGAGCCTGGACGGGTTGATCCAGGAACACGACAAGAACCCCAACGCCCACAACGGTGCCCTAAAAGATAAGCAGGACGCCATCAAGGTGGAGGGCCTGCTGAAAGGGACCAAGACCACCGGCGAGGGCGGGGACACCTACAAGGTGGGCGCGGCCAAGCCGGGGACGGATTACCAGCAGCCCACCAATACCCTGCCGGCGGCAGAGGAAATGACCACGCAGGACTACATCCCGTTTGTGAACCATGAAACCGGCCAGCACATGCGGGCCACCCTCCAGAGCTTGAAAGAGGCCATCGGTGTGCAAAGCCCCACCATCAAGGTGACCACCTGCGAGGGCGCCGCCGTGACCTGTTCGGACGGTGTGACCACTCTGGAGGGGACCGGATCGACAGAATTTGAATTGCCTAATGTGGGGGACTGGACCGTGACGGCCACCCTAAACGAACAGACCGCCACCCAGCTGGTGGAAGTGAGCGGCGCCCTGCTGTATGAGGTGGACCTGATGATCACCGAGGGGATCGCCGTGACCACGCAGCCGACCAAAAAGAGCTATTACATCGGGGAGGCTTTTGACCCCGCGGGCATGGTAGTAACCGCCACCTTTGCGGATGATACCACCGAGGATGTGACGGACGATTGCACATTCTCCCCCGCCACCATCTCCAAGGACACCACGGCCATCACGGTGAACTATCAGCGGGGCGGGATCAAAAAAACCGCCAGCGTGGCGGTGACGGTGCGGGTGCTGGCCAGCATTGAGATCTCCAACCCGCCCACGAAAACCGCCTACAAGTACGGGGAAGTGTTCAGCCCGGCGGGTATGGCCGTCACGGCCCGCTATACAGACGGCCAGAGCCGGACGGTGACCGGGTACACCTATTCCCCCACCGGCGCCCTGAAATTGAGTGATACCACCATCACGGTTTCCTACACGGAGGGGGATGTGACCAAGACCGCCACGCAGGCCATCACGGTGGCCAAGGTGCTGGACCGGATCGCGGTCACCACGCCCCCCAACCGCACCAGCTACTTTTCCGGTGAGCAGTTCAGCACCGCCGGCATGGTGGTGACTGCCTACTACACCGACGGAAGCAGCGGCGCGGTGACCGGGTACACCTATTCCCCCGCCGGCGCGCTGGCCGCAGGAAATACCACCATCACGGTTTCCTACACAGAGGGCGGCGTGACCAAGACCACCACCCAAGCCATCACGGTGACCACCATCAACACCACGCTAAACTCCAACAGTTGGGCCACGATCAAGGCGGTTTCGGACGCCGGAAAGGGTGATAGTTACTGGGATGTGGGCGACACCAAGACCATCACCATCAACGGGACGGTGCAGGGCTTTACATTCTCCAACCTGTCCATTGCCGTCTTTATCCTGGGTTTCAACCACAACAGCAACCGGGAGGGCAGCAGCCGGATCCATTTCCAGATCGGCAAGATCTCCAACAAACTGGTGGGCCTGTGTGATAACAGTTACGGAAGCTATGTGTCAAGCGGTTTCTGTATGAATACCAGCCGGACCAACTCCGGCGGATGGAATGGCAGCTACATGCGGAAAACCGTGCTGGGAAACAGCGGCACGCCGTCCAGCCCTCCGGCCAACACTCTGCTGGCGGCCCTGCCTGCGGATCTCCGAGCCGTTATGAAGTCCGTGACCAAGTACAGCGACAACACCGGCGGCGGGTCCGATAATGCAGGCTATGTGACGGCCACCACCGACTATCTTTTCCTGCTGGCAGAGTTTGAATACCACGGTAGCCGATCCTACGCCAACAGCGCGGAGCAGAACTACCAAAAGCAATATGACTATTACAAGGCGGGCAACAGCAAGGTGCATTACAGGCACGACAGCACAGGAACGGCGGTCATTGCGTGGACCCGTTCCGCCTATTCCGGCAGCGGCTATTTCTGCCGTGTCTACACGGACGGCACGCCCGGCTACGACAACGCGGACGCTTCAAGGGCGCTGGCCCCCGGCTTTGCCGCCTAATCGCCGCAGCATATCCGGCCCCAATCCCGTCCCGCGGAAGCGGGCGGGATGACCGGAGCGCAGAAAACAAGAGAGGAGGACACCGCCGTGTCCGTTTTGAAAGAGAAGCGCACCACCAGCAAGGCGGAATATGTGAACACCGCAAACCAGATCTATGTGAAAACCGTGGATTTTCTTTCGCGGCTGTCCGCCCGGTATTCCCGGCTGATCGCGGCGGACACCGCCCGCCTGGCCGGTCAGGTCATGGACCACGCCGAGCAGGCAAACAAAATCTTTCCATCCGACGCGCAGAGAAAGGAGCTGCGAAAAGCGCACCACCTGGAGGCCCTGGCCGCCCTGTCTGCCCTGGATGTGCGCCTAACCCACTGTTATGAAATCCTGTACTGCAACCCGCAGGGCGCTTTTACAGACAGCAAGGGAAAGAGCGTACCGCCCAAGGAGGCCGCGGAGCGGCTGGACCGCATGGCTCAAGAGCTGGGAGAGCTGATCGACCAGGAGGAAACCCTGCTGCGGAACATCATGGAGAGCGACAAGAAACGGAAATAGGTCATAACTGGGTGTATTTCTGAACAAGTGCCGTGCGGCAGGGCGACACTCCGGCGGCGGTCAATGCGTGGACCCGTTCCGCCAATTCCGGCAACAGCAACAATTTCTGCCTTGTCAACACGGACGGCACGCCCAACAACAACAACGCGGACAATTCAAGGGCGCTGGCCCCCGGATTTTATAGAATGGGTTGAAAGCGGGCGCCAGGCGCGTCCCGAACCCGTATAAAAGGAGAAATACTTCCCTGGGTGTAAATCCCTAAAACTGCCCACTGACGGCCTTACACGGACGCTGCTTGCATGGCGGGGTATTGCGCTATCCCCGTTTCATGTGTCGGGCCAAAGTAGTTTAGACGCGCACCAACAAGACAACTATGCGGAGGGCGAATAAAAATATTATGACCAGCGAGGAGCGCCGGGAGGCGCGATACCGACGCCGCCAAGCGCGGCGGAGAAGAAACAGACAGGCCCACAGCGACAGCCTGGGCGGACTGGCGGGCGTTTTCAGCTATCGAAACATGTTCAAGTACGGGAAAAAGTGCTGCAACGGCGTGCGCTGGAAAGGGTCCACCCATAACTTTGAGCTGCACCTGTTTTCCGGCACGGCCAAGCGCCGGCGCAAAATCCTGGATGGAACATGGAGGCCGGGAAAAACAATCCGTTTTCCCCTGCGGGAGCGGGGAAAGTTTCGGATCATCGACGCCCCGCACATCACGGACCGCCAGATCCACAAGGTTTTCACCAGGGAGGTGCTGGCGCCGCTCTACTGCCCCAGCATGATCTACGACAACGGGGCCAGCCAAAAGGGAAAGGGCCTGCACTTCCATTACCAGAGGTTAAAGGAACAGCTGCGCTGGCATTACCGGCGGCACGGGAGGCAGGGCGCCATAAAGCTGGCGGATTTTCACCACTTTTTCCCGGACGCGCCCCACGCGCTGCTGTACGAACGGCACCGGCGCCTGATCCTGGACCCGGATCTGCGGGCGCTGGCGGATCTGATGGTGGCCACGGTGCCGGGAGAGGTGGGCATGTACCTGGGCGTGGAGCCAAGCCAGCAGGAAATGGTGGCCCTGCCCTCCTATCTGGACAACTGGATGAAATGCCAGCTGTCCCTCCACGGCATGGGACACTATATGGACGATTACAACGCAATCCTGGAGAGCGCGGAGCAGGCGGAGGAGGTCCTGGAGGCCATGATCCGCAGGGCGGAGGAAAAGGGGCTGACGATCAACCGGAATAAATGCCATGTGATCAGCCTGGACAAGCCTTTCCGTTCCTGCAAAGCCAAGTTTCAAATTTTGCCCAGCGGGCGGATCATCACACACGGGTGCAGGGACGGCATGAAGCGGGCGCGGCGGAAAATGCGATATTTCCGCCAACAGGTGGACGCCGGGGAAAAGACCGTGGCGCAGGTGGCGGAGTGGCTGAAAGGCCCAATCGCCTACTATGAACAATTCAACGACCATGGGCGGGTGCTGAAACTGCGCCGCCTGTATTATGCCCTGTTCATCAAGGACAGGAAAACCGAGGAGGAAATAGCATGTATCGGATTGTAAAAGACGGGGCTGAGCTGGCGCTGATCGAGGCCCCCAATTATGTGCGGCGGGCCGGAAACGGGTGCTTTGTGCTGTGCCAGGAGGCGGAGGCCGCGGGGATTGCCTATAACGGGACCGTGTACCACCTGCTGGGCCGGGAGGACCTGGAGGGCGCGGAGAGCGTGATCCTGGAGGCGGCGGACGCAGGCGCGGAGATCCAGACCACCAGGGAAAGCGCGGCCCAAAACGCCAAACTGTCCGGCCAACTGTCCGCTGCGGCCCGCCTGTATGTCCAGGCGGCCACGGATGTGCCGGACGAAACGGCGCTGGAAATGCCGGATCTGTTCAAGACCTGGGAGGAGGCCCTGGACGCCGGCACGACCCTGACGGAAAATTCTATTATCAACGACGGGGGCACCCTGTACCGTGCTGTGGCGCCGGGTGGTGTACTTCCCCAGGCGCACCAGCCGCCCCACGGGGAGGGTATGCTGGCGGTGTATCGGCCCATTGATACCACCCACGCGGGCACCCTGGAGGAACCGATCCCGTGGGTGTACGGGATGGACTGCACCAGCGGCCTGTATTACTCCTATAACGCCGCTGTGTATCTCTGCAAGGCGGATATGAAGCCGTGCGTATGGGCACCGGGAACCGCCGGCCTGTGGCAATGGGAGGCCGTGGCCGCTGGAGAAACGGAGGCGTAACCAATGGGCCGGAGGTACATTGTTAAGCAGCGGGCCAGGATCGACACCATCACCGGCCCGGTCAATCTTCCATACGGCACCACGGTGGAGGCCGTGGAGGATTACCTGATCCACCAGGGGCGCCGGCTGTGTGCAGTAACCAGCCGATTGGCCCACCAGTATTTTGCGCGGGATGATGACGGCCAGGGACGGGAGCGGGGCGCCCTGACGCTGGCCATCACCAAGCGGCTGGAGAAGCGGGACAAGGACCATCAAGCCCGCTGGGATCGCGTGTGGGAGGATCCCGTGTGCCAGAAGTACCGACACCCGGAGCATGAGGATCACTTTATATGGGGCCACGCATTTTTTGAGGCCCCGGTGGAGGATCTGCGGCATATTGCCGCCCTGATCGGCGCGAGGGGGTGACGGCCATGGACAACACCAAACTGGCGGCGGATCTGTGCGCCATCATCGACAGAATGAATGTGATCATACAGGCCCAGGCCATGGAGCTGGCACAGCTCCACGCGCTCCACCATGAGGAGGAGATCGCGGCAGTCCGCCGGGACTATGCCCAGGCCATCGGGGAGGTGATCCCATGACGGCGGCGGAGGTGCTGACCGGCGGCGGGATCGTCCTGGTGGCCATGACGCTGATCCAGATTTCCCCCATTAAGCTGGATCCATGGTCCGCTATTGCGCGGGCCGTGGGGCGGGCCATCAACAAGGATGTGATCGACAAGCTGGACGAAACCCGCGAGATCCTGGACGCACACATAAAAATGGATGGAGCCAGGACGGCAGACGCGCACCGGGCCAGGATCTTGCAATTCAACAATGAGCTGCTGCGGGACATTCCGCACACACAAGAGGAATTTGTGGAGATCCTGGCGGAAATCGACCAGTACGAAAAATACTGCAAAGCAAACCCGGATTACCAGAACAACCGGACCACCCATGCGGTGGCGAATATCAGCCGGGTATATGATGACCGACTGATCAAGCACGATTTTTTGAGGGAGGACGAACCATGAAAACCATGTTGCTGGCCATTGCCTCCATGACACTGGGGACCGTGCTGGGTTTCCTGGTGTGCAGAGCTACGGCGCGGCGCCTACGCCGAACCACGCACGGCCAGAGAACGGCGCAAAAGGCAAGGGACGCCCCCAAGAAAATGGGCGTCATGGACAAGGTGCTGGTGCTGGAGGGCGTGATCCTGGTGGCCTATACCGTGGCCGCCCTGGCTGTGTTCTGGCACACCGGCGGGGAGCCGTCCACCCTGACCGCCTGTGTGTTCGGCGTGTGCGGCCTGGAAAACGGCGTCATGGGATGGATTAAGACCAACAAGGACAAGGCGGCGGAGGCCGCCAGAACGAGCGGGAGCGGCCACAAAGCCACCCCGGAGGAACCGCCCACGGACCGGCCAGAGCCGCCGGATGTGGGCATTTAAGGAGGCTTTACCAATGACAGAAAACCAACTGCGGCAAAAAGTAGCCGACATTATCAACGCATGGGTGGGCACTACCAAGGGAAGCGCCAAGCACCGGGAGATCCTGGAGATCTACAACGGGCACAAGCCCCTGGCCCGCGGCTACAAAATGCAGGTGAAAGACGCCTATTGCGCGGCCACGGTGAGCGCGGCATACATAAAGGCCGGGATCGCGGAGTACACCGGGACCGAGTGCGGCGTGGAGAAGTTCGTGCAGATCGCAAAGAACAAAGGCATTTGGGTGGAGAATGACGCCCACTTTTGCCATGTGGGCGGTGCCTGCGTGTATGACTGGGACGATACCGGGAAAGGCGACTGCACCGGGGCCGGGGATCATATCGGCATTGTGACCCAGGTAAACAGCGCGGCGGGCACCTTTGTGGTGACAGAGGGCAACATGAGCGGCGGCAAGGTGGGAAAGCGTACCATGGCCATCAATGGAAAGTACATCCGCGGATTTATCTGCCCGGACTTTGCCGCCATTGCCAAGAAGCTGGGCGGGACCTCCGGGGGAACGGCCACGGCGGGAAGCCACACCATTTACACAGTGAAATCCGGGGACAACCTTTCCAGGATCGCCGCCAAATACGGAACCACCGTGGACACCCTGGCGAAGATCAACGCCATCCAAAACAAGAACCTGATCCGGGCGGGCCAGGTGCTTATGCTCCAGGACACCCCACAAGCCGCGGCGGACAAGCTGGAGGCCCTGGGCGTAATCAACTCCCCGGACTACTGGGCAGAGGCGGCGGAGGCCGGAAAGGTCCAATACCTGGGGATCCTGCTGAAAAAGGCCGCGCAGACCATCACAAAGGCAAAGCCACGCACGGGCACCCCCCAGGAGGGCGTGGCCGCCCTGGTGGCCGCCGGCGTGATCAACACCCCAGACTATTGGCTGGCCAACTATGACACATTCCCCTCCCTGGACCTGCTGCTGTGCGCCCTGGGCGGGGCTGTGAAATAATTTCAAGGAGGACATACACATGGAAACCATTATGCAGTACATTCCCCTGGCGGTGTCCGCCGTCCTGCTGGCGGCCCTGATCCTGACCGTGACCACAAACATCATCACCCAGGTGGTGAAGAAAATCACCTGGGACAAGATCCCCACCAATATCCTGGCGGTGGCGGTGGCCATGGCCGTCACCCTGGTGGCGTTCTTTGCGGTGTGCCAGATCATGGGCTGGGCCGTCACCTGGTACATGGTGGCCGGTGCGGTGGCCCTGGGCCTGTTCGTGGCCTATGCGGCTATGTTCGGATTTGACAAACTCCGGGAGGCCCTGGAGCAGATCACGAACTGGAACAAGGAGTGAACGACATGGGAAAGCATACCGGCGGGCGAGATCTCCATCTGGACGCGGATAAATTCCAGTTCCTTTTGATCGCGCTGGCCCAGCTGGCGGAGCCGCTGATCGGGCATGAAAAGTTCCGGGTCACTTTAGAAAAGGACCCGGAACAAAAGAGCGTGACGGTCAAATATCGCTTTGAGTAATATCCGCTATGCGGCAGCCGGAAAAGGCGGGATCTTCAAGGATAGGAAGATCCGATTGCGTAAAAAATGCGTCATAGACACCAGGGTGGGAAAGGTCTACATTTAGAATGTCCGTCCAGTCACGCAAAAGCTGGTAGACCTTTTCTCGCCGGGCAGCGTCCAGCATACTGGCGTCAATGAGATACCGCGTGTAAGGCATAATTTCACCCCCTTTCTCCGCCGAAATTTTACCACACGGCAGAGAGCAGAGCAAACCCCCGGCACCTGAACGGCACCGGGGGTTTATCTGCGTTCACGCGATTGCCTCCAGTTCCATATCTTCAATTTCGGCCCAAGTGAACCCCAGGCGGTGCATATCGTCCCCCACATCGGAGAGGACCACGCTGGCCTCAATGGTGAGATTTGCATAGCAGCGGGCGGCGAACATCTTATAGACCTCCACGGCACGCTCCAGAGTAAAAACCCGAATGTTGCCAACCATGGCCCCATACTTCCCGTTCTGCTTAATCAACATGATCTTTGCCACCTTTCAAAATTCTGCGGAACAGCCGCCGGAGCGGGACGAACACCGCAACAAATATAATCAGAGAAATTAGAAACTTCATTGCTTGCCCTCCTATTGACAAAACCGGATGACTTGTTTTATATTTGGGGTGCGGGGTTGTGGCCCCGCACCCCTGGCCTTTACCAGTTCAGCAATTTTTGAATTGCCAGAACTATGAGGCCGGATACCGTTCCCGCGAGAATGTCAGCGGCTAACTGTTTCATTCTTTCGGGCCGCGCCGTAGGCTTTCGCCTACGGCGTTTTTTCTTGCTCATCTCAACCACCTCCTTTCCTCTTGAACTGATTATATTATACACTATATTATGTGTATAATCAATTGGCAACATACACAAAATAAAGTGTATCTTTTTATTACTTGTGTACACTTTACAATGTGTATGTTGTGTGATAGAATAACCATGAAAGGAGGGGATCGGAATGGCGATTAGCTATCAGGGCGCATTTGAGAAAATGAAAGAGGCCGGGATCTCCACATACCGGATCAGGAAAGAAAAAATAGTATCAGAGGGGACCTTGCAAAGCATGAGAGAGGGACGGCCTGTTTCAACTGAAACCATTGAAAAGCTGTGCCTGTTGCTGGACTGCACCCCCAATGACCTTATGAAGATTACCCGCTGACGGCAGGCCGTGAACCTGCCTGCTCAATGAATAACCACGCGCCCGACAACCTTCTTATAATTTTCTTGTGCTGAATATTACCACGGGTTTTGACGCCGGCCTGTGTTAATATCAAGAAAAATGTGGGCCATATCCACAACGGAGGGGCGCCGGGTGAAGTTTTACGAAATCAATGGGAAAAGGAATTTGTGCGGGGACCGGATCCGAGAGGCCAGGCAGAAAAGGAGACTTTCCCAGTCTGAGCTATGCAAACTGCTGCAACTGCGGGGGATCATGGTGGAGCGGGATGTGATCAGCCGCATGGAGAGCGGGGCAAGGATTGTGACGGACTTCGAGGCCGTGACCATTGCGGAGGTGCTGGAGGTCCCCGTGCTGTGGCTGCTGGACAAAGAATAGGCCGGCGTGGTAGAAAGAACCACGCCGGCCTATTGTCATATTACAGAGAAAGAGAGGCCGCCCCCATGAAAGGATATAAGCACTTAACCGCCCATGATCGGAACAAAATGGCAAAAATGCGGAAAGAGGGAGCAACTATGCGCCAGATCGGCGCGGCCCTCCATGTGAGTGCGGCCACCGTCTGCCGGGAGCTGAAACGCGGCACATACACCTACATGAACGCGGATTACATCGAGGTGACCGAGTACATCCCGGAGCGATCACAAAAAAGGTACGAGGCCAATCTGGAAGCCAAGGGGCCGGGATTGAAGATCGGAAACCATAGGGACTACGCCGAAAAGCTGGAAGAGCTGATCGTGGATTACGATTACAGCCCCTCCGCCGCCCTGCATGAAATTGAAAACCACCCGGAAATATATGGGGAGTTCGGGGTGCGCGTCTGCCGGCAGACGCTTTATTCCTATGTGGAAAAGCGGATCTTTGCCCGGCTGACCAATAAAGACCTACCTTTTAAGGGGTCCAGACAGAAAAAGAAAACCAAACACATACGCCGCATGAAATCCGCCGCAAAGGGGGACAGCATAGAGAAAAGGCCGGAGGAGGTAAACACACGCCAAGAGCCTGGCCACTGGGAAATGGATCTGGTGGTGTCCTGCCGAGGCGGCCACAAGTGCCTTATGGCACTAACCGAGCGGGTAACCCGCCAGGAGATCATGCGCCTGATCCCGGACAAGAGCGCCGCCAGCGTGGTACGGGCCATGAATACGCTGGAGCGAAAATACGGGAAAATGTTCCCGGAGGTATTCAAGACCATTACCGTGGACAATGGCACGGAGTTTTCCAACTGCGAGGGCATGGAAACCTCCATATTTAAGGCAGGCGGCCAGCGCACCAAAGTGTATTACTGTCACCCCTATTGCAGCAGCGAAAGGGGGAGCAACGAAAAGCAAAACCAGATGATCCGGCGGAAGTTCCCAAAAGGAACCAACTTCGACAAAGTTTCCCCCAAAGAGGTCCGCATGGTGGAGGACTGGCTGAACAGATACCCCCGCAAGATCCTGGGGTGGTATAGCAGCGCAGACCTGTTCAACCAGATTTTTGGGGGCGTTTGAAATTTTTTTACTTTTTGTTACGCTTACCTATTGACATTTGCCAAAATTTCTTGCGTATTTTCAAAAATGCAGGAGTTTGGACATTTTCCCATCATATCAAGTTTGATTGATAGATTGATATTTTATCAGTTAGTATTTGATTCTTTCATGTTTACTTCTTTAGTATTTATTTGCGTTGGATTTTCCGTTATCGGTTCGTCCGTTGCCGGTTTTACCGTCACCGGATTTTTCGATGACGGTTTAGCCAACAGCGGCAGTTTTCTGAAAAGGTCGGAATTTGTATTTGTAGTGCTTTTAACGCCGTTTTCGGCATGGGACATGAAAAACATACAGGGCGGATTTAGGTTGTG